ACTTCCTGGGTCAGCCTCAGATCGGGTGGATCATCGGCCCGGAGTACACTGACTGCGAGAAGGAATTCCGGGTCATCTACGACTCGCTGCGGGCTTTGGGTGTGGACCAGGTTTCTGAGCGGTTCACCAACAACCCCGACAGCGGTAACATGCACATCAAGACCAAGTGGGGCTTCGATCTCCAGTGCCGGTCTGCTCGGCACCCTGAGAGCCTCGTCGGCGAAGGTCTTGACTTCGTGCTGATCGTGGAAGGTGGCCGGCAGAAGCGGAAGATGTGGGGTGACTATGTTCGCCCTGCACTCTCCGACAAACGAGGTTGGAGCTTCACTTCCGGGGTTCCCGAGGGGGCTTCTGAGACCTCGTTGCTGTACTCGCTGTACAACCGAGGGCAGGATCCCACCAAGAAGACGTGGTGGTCGCAGCAGATGCCCTCCTGGACGAATAACATCGTCTTCCCTGGTGGCCGTGAGGACCCCGAGATCATCGAGGCCCGCGATGACTTGACCGAGGATGAGTTCCGCCGGCAGTACGGGGCCGAATTCGTCGACAACATCGGTCGAGTGATGAAGGAATGGGACGACGATGACCACATCGCCGACCTGGAGTACAACCGCAAGTGGCCGCTGTATGCGGCGGTAGACTTCGGCTACACCAACGACTGGGTCTGGCTTTGGATCCAAACGGATGAGTGGCAGAATGTCTACGTCATCGGCGAACACCGATTCCGGCTGAGGGACACCGAGGATATCGCTCGGCTGGAGTTCAAGCAACATCCTCTTATCTCCAAGCTAAGCACCATCTATCCCGACCCGGCCGCGCCTGATGATTCTGCCATTCTCAGGCGAACACTCGACAAGCCCACCATGCTCAACACGGGCGGCGAGTTGAAGACTCGGCTGAGCTTGATCAGGAATGCGCTGAAGCTGCGACCGGCGCATCTCCCAGATGGTCACCCCGAGAAGCGACCTCAGTTGCTTATCGACCGCAGCTGCAAGGACCTCATCTTTGAGATGAGGGAGGGCTACCGATGGCCCGAACGACGTAGTGAAGATCGGAACGACTCAGAACTGCCTATGGATAAGGACAACCACGGGCCGGAAGCACTGGGTCGATTTTTCAAGGGCCACATGGAGCCACGCACTGAGACTCGCCGATCTCGGCAGTCCAGTCTACGAGTGAGGAGGAGGTGACGACGTGAAGAGCTACGATGAACTCGGACCCTATGCCAACGTGCTTCAGCTTGGTGGTGCTGACGGCTATGACTGGTTGCCGCCTGCAGCCCGGGATCGAGCGAACGCCTACCTGAAGTACGACCAGATCTACTGGAACGATGCCAATCAGTATCCGGTTCGATACCTGGATGGCGAGTTCCCCGTCTACGTCCCCAACGCTCGTACTGTGGTAGACACCACGGCCCACTACTACCTCAAGGGTCTGCAGGTAAACCCCAAGGAGCCGGAGAACTCATCCAAGCTGACCGAGGCTCTTCGGAACTTCCTGCGGCGGGAGATGTTCTTCTCGAGGTTCCATACCGCCAAGCACACTGGGGTGGCCCGGGGCGACTACGTCTTCCACATGACGGCCGACCCGACGAAGCCCGAGGACAGCCGGCTTTCTCTGACTGCCATCCACCCCAGCAAGGTGGTCCTCGAGGATGACCCGGAGGACTGCACTCGGGTAGTCGAGGCTCGGCTGGTGGAGCTGGTTCCACACCCCGACCCCGACAAGAAGGACCAGGCAGTCAAGGTACTTCGGTACTGGTATGAGGAGACCGGGCCGGCGGGGGTTGAGGACAACTTCTACCCCGAGCTCAACCCCGATGATCTCCTGGACTACACCGGTATCAAGAGCACGGTACCGGGTGACCTGGGTGAGCGAACTCGCCGAGTATGGCGGGAAGAGCAGATCTTCAGCCGCGAGAAGAAGTGGTGGGAGGAGGACCGAGAGCTCCTTCGGACCACCCTCGAGCCCGAGCCGCTCCCGGACCCGATCGATACCATTCCCGTCTACTGGTTCACCAACCAGCAGTGGGACAACGGCCCCTACGGCTTCTCAGAGCTCCGGGGCTTCGAACGTACCTTCCAGAGCACGAGCCAGGTCGTATCCGATCAGGGTACCTCGCTCAGCCTGGAGGGTCTCGGGGTATACGCCACCGATGGCGGTGCCCCGGTCAACAAGAATGGCCAGGCGGCTGACTGGGAAGTCGGCCCAGGCAAGGTCATGGAGGTGCCGGCGGGTTCTTACTTCCGCCGAGTCGAGGGTGTGGGGTCGGTTCGGCCCAACATGGACCACATCGACTACTTGGAGTCCAAGATTCGTGAGGCGGGAGGCCTCTCGGATGTGGCTCTGGGTAGGGTGGATGTCCAGACAGCATCCTCCGGTATCGCCATGGCGATTAAGTTCATGCCCACGTTGGCCAAGCTGGACGAACGCGACAAGTCCGGCATCGACCGTCTGACCCAGCTCTTCTTCGACTGGCGAAAGTGGTACGAGGCCTACGAGGGTAGTAAGCTCGACGAGGAAATCGAAGTCACCATCGGCGACAAGCTGCCTACCGACAGGACGGGGCGGATCAACGAGCTGAACAACATGCTCGACCGCGGCGTCATCTCGAAGCAGTACTACCGAGCTGAGATGCAGAAGCTCGGCTACGAGTTCCCGGAGGACATCGAAGACCAGATCGACGAAGAGAAGATGAAGGAAGCCGAGCAGAAGGCTGCGGCAGCTCCTGATCCTCTCCAGCAGAATGCGGTGGATGCAGCTTCTGGTGCCAAGGCACCGCCTCCCGGCAACCAGCCGGGCCAGGTAACCCAGAAGAAGACCATCCTGAACCGCAGCAACAACAAGTCCAAGCCCAATGAGTCGGGCGGGACTGAGGCCAACCAATCGACAACCAAGCAGGCCAGGGGCGGGAAGCCCACGGTCAATGCTCGGGTGCCGGCAGCCAAGTAAATCGGGGCGGGATGCCCCATAGAACTAAGGAGCGCGAGATGCGCCGGATGAAGCACACACAGCAGGCCTGGTGGCTGAACCTCACTGCCTCGATCATCGGCTTCGATGACAACGGCGATGGTGGGGGAGCCGGCGATGGCGGCGCAGGTGATGGTGGTGATGGGGGCGCTGCCTCTGGAGCCGCTGGAGATGGCGACGGATCGGCGGCAGGCGATGGTGGGGCATCATCTGGTGGCGAAGACGTCTCGGGCCTCAAGAGTGCCCTCGAGAAGGAGCGCACCGATCGCAAGGCTCTCGAGAAGGAGCTGAAGGGCTTCCGGACTGCCGCCCAGACCAAGGCCGATGCCGAGAAGACCGAGGTCCAGCGACTGACCGACGCCAACGCCGCGGCGATCGCCAAGACCACCAAGCTGGCAGAGGGGTTCAAGACCTCGGCGGTTCGCACGGCAGTTCTGGAGGCTGCCGGCAAGGCCAAGTTCCGCGATGCCACCGACGCCTTGACGGCTGATGTGCTCGCCGCCATCGGTGTGGAACAGGATGAGGACGACCCCACACAGGTCACCATCGATGCTGCCACCGTGACCGAGGCCATCAAGCAGCTCGCCAAGAAGAAGCCTCACTACCTCGCAACTACCACCCCGGCCGGCGGTCAGGGCGGAGGCACCCCGAGCGGTTCCAAGTTCGGCGGGTCCAACAACAATGGCAAGGTCGACCCGACAAAGGCGGCTCTTGCCGAACGATACCCCGCACTCCGCGGACGTATCGGCAACTAACCAGAAGGGGAGCTAGACGCCATGGGTGCAGCTCGCTATGACAAGTACGAACCGATCTCCGGTGGTTTCCGTGCGCCGCTGGCCGCCGACCTCACCTTCGACGCGGCGGGCCACTTCGGCCCGAAGGCCGTCTCCCTCAACGCGAGCGGCCAGGTCGTCGTCGGTACCGCCGGGCAGTCCGGTGGGGTCGGGGTCCTGATCAAGAACGTGCCCCTCTACCCGAACCTGGGCAACGTCGCCGGCGCGGTCAACCAGGCCGTGCCCATCGGTGGCAAGGCGGGCAACGTCGTCGACATCATGACCCACGGTGAGATCGTCTCGATCCCCGGCCTCGCGGCGGGTACCGTCTACTACGCAGCCTCCGACGGCAGCATCACGGCGACTGCTCCCACTCCGGCCGGCACCAACGGCTACATGGTCGGCTACACGGTCGAAGCCGATCGCCTGGTGGTCCGGTTCCAGCGGGTCCAGGCCTAACCACCCTCTTCCATAGCCCGCTAAGGAGTAAGGACTCCCACACATGAACATCAAGACAACCGCCCGCGAACGGCTGCTGGGCTATGCCTTCCCGATCCTCGGCTTCGACGGCCCGGGTACTCAGGGCGGTGTGAACGAGCGCGCTGACATCCTGGTCCAGGCTGGTGATGGTTCCGATCTCAATGAGATCTGGGCCGAGATCCAGGCCACCCTCGGAGTCTGGAACAGCCAGCGCAACACGCTCATCTCCCGGCTCACCTACAACGTCACCGAGCCGATCGAGCACGTGGGTGTCCCCGGCACCACCGACTTCGAGGAAGCCTCGGAGTACGGTCAGCCCCGCGGTGCCGCCGGGTACAGCTGGTACAACCGTGGCTACGACTTCAAGTTCTACGACCTGGCCCAGCGCTTCACCTGGATGTTCCTCGCCGAGGCCGGCCAGGCGCAGATCCGGAACCTCGTCAACCAGGCCTTCGAGGCCGACAACCGGCTGATGTTCAACAAGGTCTTCAAGACCCTGTTCAACCCGACCAACCTCGCCGGCGTCGCCGACAAGAACATCCCCACCACCGTCGTCAAGTTCTACAACGGTGACGGCGAAGTGCCGCCCACCTACAAGACCAACACCTTCGCCGGCTCCCACTCCCACTACGGCACCACCAACTCTCTGGTCACCTCTTCCACCCTGACGTCCACCACCCTGGACGCGGTCGAGACCGACTTCAAGAAGCACGGCTACACCCCCACCACCACCGGCGCCCAGCTCGTCCTCCTGGTGAACCCGCAGGAGGGCGCGCTCATCCGCGCCTACACCCGCGCCGGCGGCGCCAAGTACGACTTCATCCCCGGCAAGAACTACGGTGGCGGCATCTGGCTGCCGAACAGCAACGGTCTGGTCGGAGCGCCGCAGGGCATCGTCGACGAGGAGATCGGTACCTACGGGCCGTGGCACATCGTCGAGGAGGAGTACGTCCCGGCGGGCTACCTGGCCGCCCTGGCCTCCGGTGGCATCGACAGCCTCGAGAACCCGATCGGCATCCGCGAGCACTCGAACGCGGCCTACCGGGGTCTCACCATCATCCCCGGCGCCCGCTCGGACTACCCGCTCACCGACTCCTTCTACCGCCGCGGCTTCGGCACCGGCATCCGGCAGCGGGGCGCGGGCTTCCTCGTGCAGGTGACCTCGTCCGCCACCTACACGGTCCCGTCGATCTACGCATGATGAGCTGACCGGGGGTGTGGAGGACTAAGGTTCTCTCGGAAGCACACCCCCGGTCTCATCGATAACTCAGAAGGAGAAGGACATGGCGGAGAAGAACCCGCTGGACGAGATCGTCGAAGAGCTCGTGGTCTTCAAGCACGAGGACCCGAACCACCACGACGGGCACTACTTCAGCAACAGCCCGATGTGGCACGACAGCCGCATCCGGGCCCGCTGGATGGAGCTCTACAGCGACGAGTCCCTGGCCATCGCCAGGGCCAAGGTCGAGGTGGACGACGAGGACATCGAGGACGTCGAGGGCGACGACTACGAGACCTGGACCAACGACGAACTCCGCGGCGAGCTCGCCAAGCGTGAGCTCTCGGTCGAGGGCAAGAAGGCCGACCTGGTCGCTCGACTCCGCGAGGACGACGACAAGGAGTAAGCCATGGCAGTGCCGACCGCGATGGAACTGCTTCGGCTGTACATCGACGATGTGGTACCCACTGATGGAACCCAGCCGGAGTTCAGCAATGATGCACTCCAGGGGGCCTTGGATCAGGCTTTCGGTGATCCCGAGCGGGCCGCAGTCGAGGGTTGGCGATGGAAAGCTGCCAAGGCTTCGGCGATGGTCGACGTGACCGAGGGCAATGCCTCCCGGGCCATGAGCGACCTGTTGAACCATGCCCTCGACATGGTGACTCACTTCGAGAAGTCCCGGCAAGGCCCAGTTGAGGGCCGGACCACGATCGGCACAATCAGGAGGAGGCGGTTCTGATGGACACTACCATGACCCGGAGTCTTCGCAAGGTCATGGCTGCGTTCATCGAAGCCGATGGTCGGCAGATCACCATCTACCGACCCGAGTTCTCCCAGACGGCCACGGGGGGGTATGCTAAGGGTAACTACACCCAGCTGCCCCCCCAGACCTTCCGGCTGGTGATGTACAAGCGCCGGCTCACCGACCTAACAACCTCCAAGGCCGACGGCGAAATTCCCGTTCTGCCGTATGTTCTTGTAGGGTACTATAATAGCAACATTCAGCGAATGGATGAGTTCTCCCTGGACGGGGTCTTTTACCGAGTCCAAGGGATTGAGCCCCATACCGCTGTTGAGCTGTATACAGATCGCAAGGTTTCCCAGCTCATAGCCCTGGATGGGGACAAGGTATCATGGGCCTAGGTAGCGGACTATTCATCCGGAACTCACTTAGCTCCGGCCTGGCTCATGCTGAGATCGCCTTCCCTCACCACCTCGAGGAGGAAGTGCTGAACACAGCCACCGAAGCTCTGGCCTTTGCCAAGGAGCATGCTTCCTGGAGTGACCGGACTGGTGATGCCCGAGCTGGGCTGGATGTCGATGTTCGGTGGGAGGGCAAGGTCGTTGTGTGGGAGATGTTCCATTCGGTCGACTATGGCCTGTACCTCGAGACCATGCAGAGCGGCAAGTACTCGGTCATCATGCCCACCCTAGAGCTCTTCGCTCCCGAGGTGGGCCGAGGACTGCGTGAGAGTGGGGGCAGTTTTGACTAGCGCAGTTCGAGCCTGGGTACACTCTACCCTGCTTAACAGCTCCTACACTCAACCGCTGACAGCGGACCGGGTATTCCAACAGGGCAGTATACTGACCTCTCAACGGGTCAAGCCCTACCTGGTCCATCACTTCGGCAACCAGACCGACGAGGGCATGTCTGACGAAGACAACTTCCAGCCGAGTCGGCAGTTCCTGCAGATCTACATGCACGTTGACCAGGGCGACTACGGCCCGATCGACGAGATTCAGCCTCAAGTCAAGTTGGCCATGTCCACACTAAGTGGGCGCCCCGCTCAGCTTGCTGGGGTTCATTACCTGGAGACCAGCCAAGATCTCCAGGATGAAGTACTGCAAACCTACTTCCGCTACATGCGGTACCAACTCATCCTCTCGAGGTAACCATGCAGATCAAGTACCTGGGCCCTTCCCACTTCCGAGTGCTGGGCCCCGAGGACCTCGCCAAGTTCGGGGTGCAGGGATTCAAGGAGACCAAGTGGGCTCGGGATGAGCCGACGGACATCGACGCCAAGGTCGGCAAGGCCCTGCTCGACAACCTGCCGGACGAGTTCGCCGAGGTGCCCAGCTCGCCGGCATCGCCTGCGCCCAAGGCCTGATCAGGGGCCCGCAAGTACTTCCCGGTGGGGCCTGAATCGGTCTCTGCGGCCGAGGGCACCCATTGCGGGCCCCATTGGGTAGCCAGCTTTACTCATCGATTTACGGACTCGCTGGGAGCTTTACATGATCGAGCTTCGGTGCAGCGGGACCATGCACGGCAAACTTGGCAACCACATACTGGAGGTCAAGTGCGGCCGCCGAGGTTGTGGTGCGGTCAAGGGGGTAGTGGTCCTCCACACCTTCGACCTGGAAACCGGCCTCCTGGTTGGTACCAAGAAGTACGCTGATCCGATAAAAGAAGGGGAGCATCATGCCTCTCGGTAATACTCTGCCGTTCGGCCTCCGGGACGTTCGGCTCTACCCCCTGACCTCGGCTGGTGCCCGAACCACTGGGGTCGACCTGCCCGTCTCCCGTACCTTCAGCTTCAAGGAGACGGTGTCCGCGGAGCAGCTCGAGGGCGACGACGTGGTCCAGGCCATCCATGACTACCAGCCCATCGTGGAATGGGAGCTGGAGGCCGGCGGCATCAGCCTGGAGGCCTACGCAGTCATGGCCGGCGGTACGGTCACGGCCACGGGTACCACCCCGGCCCAGATCAAGACCTTCTCCAAGCTCACCACGAACAGCCGGCCCTACTTCGAGGTCGAGGGCCAGGCCATCTCCGACAGCGGCGGCGACATGCACTGCGTCGTCTACCGCTGCAAGGCCGACGGCGACCTGGAGGGCTCGTTCGAGAACGGGTCGTTCATGATGACCAAGTGCGCCGGCAAGGGCCTCGGACGAACCGACAACCAGAAGCTGTACGACTTCGTCCAGAACGAGACGGCCGTCACCATCACCTGATCCACACACCAAGATACTGTCACGGGAATTTGGTCATCCGCGAATTTGATGACCATTTTTTCTTGATCAGTAGGCAATAAAAGGCATGCCGCAGTGCTGCCACCCCAAAAGTTGTTGGTTGGTCATTTTGCAAGCAATCAGACAAGCTGATTTGCATTGCCAAAATGAACCATACCGAACATACTTCTTGGGTAGGCGCTTGCACGGAGGCTAAACGATAACCAACAAAAACGGAAGAAGACGGCCATGACCGCGAAAACCAGGAAGCCCACCAAGGCCTCGTCGGCTACCGAGTGGAAGAAGAAGGCCGCCGGCGAGCTGATCGATCTGCCCTCGGGGCTCACCATGAGGGTACGTAAGATCGGCATCCAGGCGCTGATGAAGACCGGCATCATGCCGAACTCTCTCATGGGCATCGTCCAGAGTAGCCTGGATAAGGGCAAGGGCCGCCCGGGCATGGACGAGGCTGCCGTGATGGAGCTGATCGGGGACGAGAAGAAGGTCCGGGAGATCGGCGAGTTCATGGACAAGATGGTGATCGCGGTCGCCATGGAGCCCAAGATCCACCCGATGCCGGCAGTAGTCGATGGTGTGGAAGCCGCTCGCGACGACGATTTGGTCTACGTCGATGAGGTGGCGGAGGAGGACAAGATGTTCCTCTTCCAGGTGGTGACGGGTGGTACCACCGACGTGGAATCCTTTCGTGAGGAACTCGGCTCTACTATGGATGACATTCGTGGACGCCAAGACGTGGAACTGCCGGCCGAGTGACCTGCTGGCGATCACGGATGACTATGTAGCTTTCTGCCTAGACCAGGCGGTAGGCTACTTCGGCAGAGTGGTAGAGGCCGATCTCGAAGCGGTGGAGGGTAAAACCGACGCCGAGCGTAATCAGAAGCGAGACCGAGTACTTCAGAAGTACATCGGTGACGAAGACGAAAAGCCCCGTCGCGGTCAGTTTGCTGACCCGGCCGCGATGTTTTCATAGGAGGCTCTTATGGCTGGTGGGCTCGGGACCATCAGTGGACAGGTTCGTCTCGACATAACCCAGGCCATAGCAGCCTTTGCCGCTCTGAGAACATCGTCAGCTGCTTCTACTGGGGCGATGACCACCGCCGGTACGAGGATGTCGGCTTTCGGCAAGGCCTCGACGGTGGCTGGTCTCGCCCTGGTGGCTGCCTTCTCGGTCGCCATTAACAAGGCAGCTGACTTCGAGAAGAAGATGGACTACTTCGGCGCGGTGAACAATGCCACGGCGAAGGAGATGGAAGGGGTCCGTAAGAAGGCCCTGGAACTTGGCAAGACTTCTCAGTACTCTGCCAGCCAGATAGCCGATGCCTTTGTAGAGCTGGCTAAGGCTGGTGTCTCGGCTCAGGATATCACGAATGGCATGGCTGACGCCATGGTCAACCTGGCTTCGGCTGCGGACATTGACCTGGCCCAGGCTACCAACATCGTGACCTCGCAGATCCAGGCCTATGGTCTGGCTGCTAAGGACGCAGTCCACGTTACCGACCTCATGGCTGGTGCGGCTAACGCATCGATCATCGACGTCGAAGACATCGGCGTTTCCATGAAGTACGTGGCCGGTGTAGCCCACTCACTGGGCATCTCTATAGACTCGACTACCGAAGCTATCTCCCTGCTGGGCAAGGCCGGCATCAAGGGATCGACAGCCGGTACATCGCTACGCCAGATCATGGTCTCCCTGGCCGGTGCTACCAACAAGGCCCAAGGGGTACTCGAGGACCTTGGCATTATCACCCTCGGCCCGGGTGGTACTACCAACAACGCGTTCTTCGACGCCACGGGTAAGGCCAAGGACCTCGCCACAGTCTTCCAGATTCTGCAGGATCACACTGTAAATCTGACTCAGAAGGAGCGCCTGATGGCGTTCCGAACCATCTTCAACAACCGAGCTCTGGCTGCTTCCTCCATCCTTACAAAGGCCGGTTCCAAGGGCTTCAAGGATATGGCCGATGAGATGTCCAAGACCACCGCGGCTGATGTCGCGGCTAAGCGGATGGACAACCTCAGCGGCGACATCAAGCATCTCAAGGGTAACATTGACACCCTGCTGATCCAGGCCGGTACGCCCTTCCAGAACTTCCTGCGTGGCATCGTCCAGGGTTTGACCCGGGTCATCCAAGTCTTCGCCCGACTGCCTGCGGGAGTGCAGACCGGCATCATGGCTTTCATCGGCATCGCCGGGGTGATCCTCACCTTCGTGGGAGCAGTGGCTCTTATCGGTGGTACTGTGCTGAAGGCCATCGCGGTCTTCAAGCAGCTCTGGGGTGCCATGAAGCTGCTCTGGGTCATCACCAAGGCACTGACCGTGGCTACCTGGGAACAGACCGTAGCCGCCCTCAGTAACCCGTACGTGCTCTTGGCGATGGCGGTAGTTGCCCTCATCGTCGGCTTGGTGGTGCTGTACAAGAAGTCCAAGGGCTTTCAGGCCCTGATGGATGCCATCGGTCGAGGCTTCAAAACCGGGTTCGTCGCTACGGTCAACTGGTTCAAGACTCTACCCAAGTTCTTCAGTGGGCTATGGAAGGACATCACTCACTGGTTCGAGGTGGGTGTGGGATGGGTAAAGAAGAACTGGGATCTGCTACTCATAATCTTCTTCGCCCCGATTGGCATCATCGTTACGGTGATCCGTCGGTTCGGTGCCGACATCGTCAACTTCCTCAAGGCCATCCCTGGTCGGGCAGTGGCTTTGCTGAAGTCCGCTTGGGATAGCTTCGTAGCTTTCCTGGTAGGACTGCCTCGAGCGCTGGGCTATGCTCTGGGATTCGCCCTCGGTACTCTGGTCCGGTGGGGCATCCAGGTTGCCACCTGGGGTATCCAGGCAGGTACTGCAATAGTCATGGCTATCGTCTGGTTCTTCGTGCAGCTGCCGGTGATCATCGCCCAGTGGCTGACGAAGACCTGGAACAGCTTTGTCCAATGGGGCACTAACATGGCCCTCGCCTCGGCTAAGGCCGGAGTCGATGTATACCATGGCCTCATCAACTTCTTCCAGAAGCTGCCGGGTCGAGCTTGGGCCTTGTTCCTTGATCTCAACCGCCGAGCCATCAAGGCTTGGAGTGACCTCAAGACCTGGGCAGGCAAGACTGGGTCAAGCGTCTTCAACTCCATAGTCAACTTCTTCGCTCGACTGCCCGGTCGTATCTGGACACTGCTGGGCAATCTCTACAACAATGCCGTTCGCATGGGTGGCCAGATCATCAACTGGGCTACCAACCTCGGCACTCGGGCTTATCAGGGTATCGCCAATGCTCTTGGTAACCTGCCTGGGCTGGTGTGGAATATCCTCGGGCGAGTGAAGGATGCCTTCCTCGGCATGGTATCCTCGGCCTTCAATGCTGCCAAGAGCTTTGCCGGCGGGCTCTGGGACGGCTTCAAGGATGGACTGGGTATCCACTCGCCCTCTCACATCGAGCGGGCCATGTGGGCGATCACCAAGGTTACTGGGCAGGAGTCGGTGAAGCTGGGCAAGCAGGTCTCAGGTCTACAGAGCATGGCTGGGCAAATCGATGAGACCAACCCCGCTAAGTCTACTGCGGCCCTGGGTACTGCTACCATGTCCTCTCTCACGAGTACCATGATGAAGCAGGCGGCAATGCTACAAGCTGCCTCGGCTTCGATGTTCCCAAGTGCTGCTGCGCTGGGGCTCACCTCGACGGCCGCCAAATCGAGCGCATCAAGCTCTTCCGCAACGAGCCAGAATAGCTCTCTGATTCAGCGGAGCATTAACGTGACAGTCAACAATCCGATCGCCGAACGCGCATCCGATTCGACTGCACGGAAGCTTCGCCAACTTGCAGATATGGGGGCCCTGTAAATGACAACGACGACCACTGAGACCCTCAGTGTCAACGGTGTAGTACTTAACACCCTGGCCAAGAACATCGAGTCCTTGACCGGTCGTCTTCGTGCTCCGGCCTTGCGTACCGAGAACATTACGGTACCGGGCAGGCACGGCACTATCCGTACCCCGAACAAGCGGTACGAGGAGGGCCAGATAGTATTGCCCATGTGGGTAAGGGGGTGTGATGATGATGGGGCTATCACCACAACCACCCGAGATCACTTCATGGACAACCTGGATGCTCTCACCCAACTGTTCCGGCCGGGGGCTGGACTGCTGACCCTGGTCCACACCTTGCCCGATGGCAGTCAGCGTCAGATCTTGGCTGAGTGCACCGAGGCCATAGACTTCTCAGCCATGGCGGGGACCAACCCGCTGGGCAAGTTCTCTGTGGCCCTGGCAGTCCCCTCGGTATTCTGGCAGGATACCTCGAGTAGCAGCTTGAGCCTGAGCCTCACTTTGGATGGGGACATCACTGGCCTGGCTGGCACCACGGCTCCGATCGATGACTCCTCATGGGTTATCACCGGCCCCTTTACCTACCTCAAGGTAGAGTCCAAGTACAACGGCAGTTCTCTCGAGGACCCGATGTACTTCGAATACAACGGCACGGTAACCACCGGTCAGACCTTGACGGTGAACTGTGATACCTGGAAGCTCACCGGGGCTGGGGGGCTAGTAGTCGATTACTCCAAGCTGTTCCATACTGGGGGGGCTAGGTGGTTGACCCTGGTAGCTGGCCCGGTAGGTACCCCGCCTGAGGCAAAGCTGACCCTGACCGGTAGTATTGGTGGCACCACCACGGTGACGCTGAATGCTCGACGGAAGTTCTTGGTGGGATGACATGCCTGCTGCCCCGGTATTCATGCTCAGAACGGTCACCTCGGCGGGCCTGCTGGATAAGTTCCTGCCGGACTTTACCGAGATGGACCTGTCTCCCATCTTCTGCGACGCCGGAACTGTCACCTTCGGCTACCCCAAGACCGGTACCAACTTCAGCCTGCTGACCGAAAGCCTCGAGATAGCCGTCACGATGAACGGTACCGAGATAGCCGGCATGAGGTCGGTTATCGAAACCATCGAGGGCGACGACGCAGATGATGCTGAGGGCGGGGCTGTGTGGAAACTCACAGCTCGCACTATGGTTGGTCAATTGGACTATGCCATTGTCTACCCCAAGAACTGGCCTGCGACGAAGATCGTCAACTACAGCTTCACCGGCCAGACCCCTGGGGTAGTCCTTCGGTTGCTCTTGCAGGCAGCCCAGACCCGAGGTGCTCTCGCCGGCATAACTTGGACCTTCACAGATACCCTGGACTCCGATGGCAATGCCTGGGGTACAACCACCACAGTGGCTTACGATGCGGGTACTACCTTGTCTTCCGTCCTAAGTGGGCTGGTAGACAATGGCATGATCGAGTTCAAGATGGACAAGAGAGTGCTGAAGGTCTACAAGTCCGGGGGCATGGGGGTCGATCGATCTACCGGTACAAGCCCGGTTCGGTTCATCAAGGGCCGAGACATCAAGGAATCACCTCGCAAGATCGACAGTCGTAACTTGGCTACGGCTTTGCTCGTAGGTGGTAACAATGGTGGCTTTGCCGAGAACCTCTCCGACTCCACACATATCACGAAGTACGGGCGTCGAGAGACGTATGCTTCGGTAGACAACATCCATGCGCTGGGTATTCTCCAGTTCCTTGGTCAGTACCGGGTCAGCAACATGGATGACCCCCAGATCGAGATTACCCATGGTCTGCACTTCGAGACTCAGGATAACCCTCGGCCAATAACCAACTTCGACGTGGGCGACTGGGCCCTTTCCGATGTTGGCCAGGGTCTCAGCAAGTTCCGGATCCTGCAGTGGGTGATCTCGGTAGCTAACGATGGATCCTGCACCGGGTCTATCGTGCTGAACAACTTCATCAACACCCAGCTCAGTAAGATCGCCGGCCGAGTTAACCTCATCGAGAATGGGTCTACGGCCACCGGGGCGAAGCCTACCAAGGATGATGGTCTGGCTCCGGGAGTACCCCCGAATGTGGTGCTTAGCACTGGGTACTACATCGTCAGCGACTGGGCTCGGGCTACCCTTACCGTGCAGTGGGACCCGGTGACGCTCAATGAGGATGGCACGGCCATCGAGGACCTGGCTCATTACCAGGTAAGGTGGAAGTACTCCTCGGATACCGCCTGGCGGGCTAACACCCGTATCGAGACTGACAGTAATGCTATCGTGTTCCAGAACCTGGATACCAACGTGGCGGTACAGGCTCAGGTGCAGGCGGTTGACATTTGGAGTCGAGGTGGCTCCTGGTCAACGCTGCAGACTATAACCACCGCACATGACACGGTTGCCCCGCTGCAGCCCTCGCCGGCAATCGTGACCTCCAACGTAGGCACTCTGCGGGTTGTGTGGACGGGGCTTGACTACCTCGGTGCGGCCATGGCAGCTGATACTGCTGGGGTCCAGGTGCACGTATCCACTTCGGACTTCACGCCTACCTCGGGTACTCTGAAGGACTTCCTGCCGACTGGTACTTTGGCCACTACGATTACCCAGGGACTCAGTTTCAACACCGAGTACTGGGTCAAGTTCGTGGCGGTTGACACGGCCGGCAATGCTAGCGCGGCTTCAGCTACAACCTCGACAAGCCACGCGG